GAGTGTATCCTGTTGCAATGCCAGAAAATTGTGCTGTAAATCTTGAGAGAGCACCTTGTCCCGGACGATATCTTACTGATCTCTTAGATCGAATAACACCATATCCATATGCACCAGTTCCTGATGAAACCTCCATTAAAGTATTGGAGGTAGTAATCCCAGTGCCTGATGAATATCTTTCAAACCTATCAGAGTTTAATCCATATAATCCGTCAAGTTGAAATACTGGTGTAATTTGAGATACAATCTGTTCTCCAAATGCACCACTTCCACTTGCAGTTCCATTACACCCATCAATGTTGCCGTATCTATCGGCACACATATAAACCTCAAAAAGAGATCTCTCTTGGTTGAGGTAATCTTGGTTATTTTTATTCCACTGTGCCATTAATCACTCCACGATAATCTTTCTGGTTGGTATCTTTGTGCGTTTTTGATTCTTGAAGTATTTACCTGACCAGGATAAATCTGATGAACAATCGCTCCAGGATACTCTCCCTGAATTTGTTCTGCAAGTTCATTCTTAGAAAGCATCTTGCCTTCTACTTCTAAACGATAAAGTTTACCTTCCCACATAACATCAGCAAAGAAAGATTCTTGTGCAGGTTCTGGTTGAGAACCCCCTACGTTGAGGGTTCCATTGAAATCACCGTTGATGGTGATACTTTCTGAGAGAAATTGTTGAAAACTTTTCATTGATCAGCACTTCCAGCGACGACGGGCTTTGCAAACGGGTTTGTCTGGGGTCTTGGAGCAATCAATGTTATGCATATCTTGTTGACCCTTAGATCTTGCACAGAAAGACTTTCTGCGTTTGGCATCTTTACTTCCTGGTTTTGGATCACCAGTTACGGCAGTCTTCAACTTAGAACCAGGATTCTCACGACGATATGCCTTAACTGCTGCAGGACTCATACCATCAGTCTTATCGGATTTATTGACCTTTTGCCAATCCTCATCAAGTTCTGCTCTCCAATCAGAAAACTCTTCTTTTTTAACTTTTACTTTTTTAGAATCTCCAGTTCTAAACTTACCAAATGGAGTTGGAAGTTGTTCTCCATATTCTCCAGTTTTCTTTTCAACTTTGTCATTGGGATCTACATCACCATCAACGTCATAATCAATTCTTGTTGATGCTTTTTTTGAAAGTTTCTTGAGATTACCTCCACCAATTTTTGATTCTAAATCAGATTTTGTTGGTGTGTGCTTTGCCTCATCAATTTCATTTTCCTCTTTCTTCACACAGTTATTATAGGTCTTACCAAACATTTTTTTAGTTCCCTTTTTCTCATATCCCTTCCAACACTTTTGACCTTCATCAATCTGTTCACCTTTTAGTGGTTCTGGTTTGATAAGATCAACAAACTCATATTCAGTTGCCTTGAAGTCTTCTCTCCAGTTTGAGAAATCGTAACTCTCAGACTTATTTCCCCAGTTATCGGCACCAACCTTACGGCACTTTACAAGTGCTCCAGAGGCATATGCAGAAGGCCAGACAGAATAACGTGACTTGACCTTATGATAGCAGGCATCTTTGGTGCCACTACCTTTACCCGGTTTATCCTTTGCCTCTGTTACCTCTTCTTTCTTCTTTTTATCAAACTTTCTACCAATAGCACCACCTACTCTTTCCCCTACTTCACCACCAACAATTCCAGTTCCAATAGATGCAGCTCCTGCACCAGCAGCACCACCTGCTATACCACCAACGACACCACCAATAACTTTACCAATTTTTTCTCCCTTTCCTGCTTCATTTTTTTGTATTGCATTTTTAGTTGCAGTTTTACCAGATTTTAATCCACCTTGTACTGCTCTACCACCTCTTTTTCCAGCAACTTTAATACCGGATCTAACTAATCCACTGTATTCTAACAATTCCATTTCTTCTTTTTTCATTTTCTTCTTTGGATCTGTAGAAACATAAGTTGGTTTTGCAGCACCAGATTTTTGTTGCTGTCCCGGATCTGCTGCCTTTTTTCTTCTTTGAGCAGAAAGTCTCTCTGCCTTACTCATACTTGCTCTTTTTGCCGAAGAAACGCACTTTGGTGTTCCTTCACCAGGTTCATCACTTGCACAGGTTCCACCTGTAACAACATTAACCCAACCACTTTTGCCATCTTTTGACTTGGATTTACCAAACCAATCACGAAGTCCCTCTTCTTTGACAGTCTCTTCGTTGGTTACATAATCTGCTGCGGTATCAATATAATCTGCTGCTTTGGTAATTTTTGATTGAACCCATGCTTGCAGATTACCCTCACCTTTTTTACCCATCTTCTTTTGAAGACGTTTGGCAGCATTAGTAACGGTTTTCAATTCAGATCTTGCCATAGAGTATTCGTGATCTTTCTTTTCTTCACTCATCTTCTTTCTTCCTTGACAATGCGCTCTCTGAGAAAATCCTTTTGGGTTATTGCAATCGATGGACCTTTTATACTTTTGACTCCAACCTTCGGAGACGCCTCCGCCATTAGAACCCCCATTAGAGTCCCCATTCCCACTTCCATTGCCATTCGAGTGATTTCCATTTTTCTTTGTATCCTTCTGTTCTTCCCCGTTTTCTTTGCGGAGCCAACCACCAAGACCCACACGATATCCTGTTGGGATTCGCTTACACTTTTTATCTTTATAGCAGTAGTAGTATCCCTGCTTACACTTTTTCATTTTTAGTGTTTGAGTCATTACTATTTAGAAAACCTTGTTTCAACATTTTTTGCAGTTCTGAAGTTGATCCAACAAACACCGCATTATTAGTTACATTGTTTGTAGTTTTCCTAGAGTCTTCTTCTACATCTTTAAGTTTCTTTTGTAAGTCAATCAACTTATCAGTGGTATCCGCAACACTCTTAATCAACTGTCCAGCAACCTCATATGCCCTTGGACTGCCCCCTTCACCTGCTACCTCCATAATACCGTTAATTGCCTCTTGACCCTTCTCTATGAGGGAATAGAGGTTAGCACGACTATATTCATAGTCTTTTTCAATATCAACTTCTTTAGATTTTACAATCTCTGGTTTTTTCCTTGTGGGTTCTACCTCAACAATCTCACTCGTTGTGTTGAGTGCTTCATCTATGGAATCATAATTATTACTCATAACAATCAAATATCCTCTTGTCTAGTTGGACTATACCCCTTAGAATCTGGTAAGAAAGACCAGTTTTCTGTAAATCCAAAATCATCACCTGGTTCTGCACTGATTGGATCTGGAACAACAGTATATCTCATTTCACGTCTTGCAGTTTGAGTATTTGTATCACCGTAAAGATCTGCCTGAACCTTACGAATAAGTCCATCGGAAGACTCTGCAATAGGACCAAAGAGATAAGTCTTTGCAGTAAATCTTAGAGTATAAATGAGTGCTCTTCTGGTCTCAAAAGAACCCTCATAATCATCCTGGAAATCAATACTGTCAAGTATAATGGGAATATCTCTTTTCTCTCCGATTGACTCAACTAAGTCAACAGTTAGGTTAAATGATGGTTGAAAGAATGGGAGTATTTGCTCAATGATTTGAAGGGCATCATCATTCAACTTACTAAAGATATTAAGTTCAAACTCAATATTATAAGGAACCGGCATGAATACTTTTTTAGTTTTATTGTCAGTAGTATCGTTTGCCTTAAACGTTTGAGTTACTCCAGTTTTTCTAGTTGGATCATACTGAATCCTAGTCATCTCAAATGACATTCTTGGAAGAGTAATTGCAATCGATTTTGATAACTGCTCTTGCTCTTGAATCTTTGCCAAGAATTTTTGCATTGGTCCATAAGAAAGACCAACTTTAGTCTCATCTAAGATGCTACCATCACTTTTAGTGTGTCGAATTGAAATATTGTTAAATAAAGTTCCAAAACTAATAATAGTTTTTCTTATTATCTCGTGATAAAAATAGGTTCCTAACATTAATAATTACCAAATGGATTTGACTCTGTAAAATCTAGTATGCCGTCTGCTTCTGTTTCGATTTCTTCATTAACATCATATGGGTTGTCATAACTTTCATCATCATATTGTGAAACAACATATCTGGCGGAAGAAATTGATCCGACAACAATTTCACCCACACTAAACTTACCAGTATTTAGTGATACTCTAACATTGGTGACGGGAGGATTTCCTGGGAATGGAGATACTGTAGTTCTAAAGTCTCTAACTCTTGCCGTAGTTCCGGAAGATTGTCCGGTAATAATCTCATTATAGGTAAAGGTTCCAATGCCAATGGTAGAGAATCCTGCAATAGAAACTGTTGGTGCTTCTGTATATCCAATACCAGGATTAAGAATTCTGATTGAATCGATTTCAGTATTTGCATTAATCCTAGCAATCGCTGTTGCAGTTACTCCAGTTCCAGGTCCACTAATCGTTATCACAGGTGCAGATGCATATCCTGTTCCCCTATCACTTATATTAATACCACTTACACTAAACTGTGTTCCACCAATTGAACAAGTGGCAGCTGCCCCTGTTCCCCCTCCACCGGAGATTGTAATCGTGGGTGGAGTTATATATCCTTTACCACCACTTGTAAGTTCTAATCTTAATATGGATTGGACATTTCCGACACTTGTCGTTATAGCAACTGCAGTTGCCGGGAAATTTCCACCACCAAGATTTGGTGGATTAGAGAAAGTTACGGTTGGTGCTGTTTGATATCCAGAACCATCGTTATTCAAGAATATTTCACTAACTGCACCTGTTGAAATTCCTGCAGTTATTACTGCAGTTCTTGTAGTTCCAACAACTGTGATGGATGTGATATAACCTTCATCTTCTACAGTATTATCAACTTCTTCAATTGCAGTATCAATAAGTTCATTTTCCCATTCATAGAGTTCACAACTTAGTTCATAAGTGTAATTTGATCCTAGTTGATAGAATGGTTTTTCGTGCTCAACTCTTTTAATCTCAAATAATCTTTCACCGAGAGGGAAATAAATCAAATCACCTTCTTTTGGTCTGGTGATCAAATCGGCAAAATCATACTCGGTGATTCTACCTTCTCTGATACCTGAAGAAATACCTTCCAAAAAGGGAGCAATAAATTCTTCATATCTTTCTCTAGATATGGTCAAACTTATTTCATTTTTTAACCTAAGACCAAACTTGGTCATAATGTCACTGTCTGGAGCATATCCTTCATAGTTATTAATATATGCCTCAATCATAAAAACATCATCAAACTTTGATGATTGTATTTCTCTTATGATATCATCAGTTTTGAAAATCTTTCTTGGTAGATAATAAACATCTACACCATAAATCTTTAACTGCTCATTAATGATATCCTGAACAAGAAATTGTTCGTTTGTAGAACCTTGGAGGAAAAATGGATTTAATGACATACTTATTACCCAATCATGTCCATAGGTGGCAGTTCATAGTCGGATGACATTCTCTGTCTTATCTCATCCAGTTCTCTCTGCCCATCTTCATATAGAGCTCTACCATTTAGTTCAACACCACCAGGAAGTTTTACTCCTTGGAATTTGATCAAGTTTTGTCCCCACTGTTTCTTGATTGAAGCAGTCAAATATTTTTTAACAAAACTATCATTGAATACTTTTGAATAGTCTGCAGGATCCATTGCTCTGTAGCATTCAATCACAATAAAACTATTTGCCTCTTGTGCTCCCCAGTCAATATCAAGATATAATCTATTTTGTCTTTGATTGAATCTAATCTGCTTGTCTGTTGTCAATAACATATCAATATCTTCCAAATAAGATTTGGTCATTGAATATGTCAATAAGTCTACAGAGTTAAAGAAATACAAATCATTCAAAAACAACTGATATTTGATACTAAACATTCCGCCAGAAATAGAACTAGTATCAAACTTAAATATTTTCTCAATACCAATTACAGAATCTGGAACTTGGATGAAGTTTGAAGTTTCATAAAAGTTAGAAGTAACTGCTCCAAACCCAGCAATATTGGTTGAGGTTCCTGTTGTAGTAACAATACCAACACCAGTCGTTGTAACACCAACAGAACCTGATCCAGATCCTCTGCCACGATTAATATCATCTTGAGTGATCTTATACTTAAGATATGTTTTTTCTACACCATCAAAGTGTCTTTCATTAAAATATTGAAGTGTGTCGTCGAGTAAATCATCAACCTGTTCATCTGCAACGTTAATTTCCAAAACAGGTGCGCCAAGTTGTCTAAGGCAATAATCTTTGAGTTCTTGTCTAGTGGTTGGTTTTGCCATTAGTATTCTCCCCCATCAATGAGACCGGCAGTAAGAGTTCCAGAAATAAACACATTATTTGAGAACGTTGCAATACCAACAAATGTTGATAATCCTGCAACGTGCAAATCTCTAGAGAGTGTTAAGTCACCACTAGCAGTTAATGTAGATGCGGCACCAGGATATCCTGCTTCAAGACCACTTCTGGCAGTGATCAATCCAATAGCATCAACGTTAGTTACATCTTCATAAGTTAATGTTCCTGCAATAGAAACATTACTATTGAAAATGGCATTTCCAACAAATGTAGAAACTCCCGATACATTTAAATTGTCTAACTCAGTGTGCCCATCAATATCAACATCACCGTTGAAGTTAACAGCACTGACGAAAGTGGAAACACCCGATACATTAAGGTTGTCTAACTCCGTATGGCCATCTACATCTAGATCACCATTGGCATCAATGTTGCCAGTAAAAGTTGATACTCCAGTTACTTGAAGATCTGATGTTGTTGTTACACCAGAAACATTTAAGTTATCAAGTTCAGTATGACCATCAACGTCAAGATTTCCATTTAAATTTAAATTTCTTGCAGTTATTTCATCAAGTACGAGATCATCATTAACATATAAGTCCCCACCAACATATAGATCTCCTCCAGTGGTTGTAATGCCACCAGAAGATGCTAAAGTGGTAATACCAACAGATTTGAATGAGGAGTTTACTGTTGTTTGATTTAGAATATCAACTGCAGCATTAATATCTAAATTAGAGGCAAATGTTGCAATACCTGCAACAGAAATCGCACCACCAATATTTACTTGTTTTGCGACTCCAAGACCACCATTAACAACTAAAGCACCGTTTGTAGGTGCCGAAGAGCTGGTTGTATTTGGAAAAGTTACAATACCTGTAATATTCAAGGATGACGAATCAATCGTATCCGTCATATAGAAAGATTCTGTGGCAAGATCCCATACCAGGATCATTCCATCTCTAGTTTTTAGAGTAGAATCTACGTCAGTTAAATTAACTAGTCGTGTTGGTGGTGCAGAAGCATTAGATAATACACGGATTACATTCTGAGAACCAATCCTATCGTTAATATTAGGCATTACCTGGTGACTCCCCCTCGTACTAGTGCTGCACCCTCTACAGCTTTATATTCTCTGCCAGCATTTGTAATTTTTACGTCAAAAACGTACCTTCCAGGTTTCAAACTACTGGATTGTGAACCAGTTAAAGAAATTGAAATGATACCTAGTTCAGGACTAGTAATGGTAGATCCAAAAGATACTGATGTAGTTGCACCATAATGTTTTCTAAGCTGTGCAGTTGTTGATGCATCTGTTAAAATCAAAGGCGAATTGGTTCTAGTGTCTTCCAACTGAAATGACGTATCAAAATCATATCCTTGTTCGATCACAATATTGGATACATAAACAGCCATTATTTTATGATGCTAATATACCTCTAGCTATTTATATTAATTGCTGAGGCTAGTTATTTTTGAAGCAATTCTTTAAGAAGACTTTTTATTTCATCAATATCTTTTCTCATATCATCCAACTCTTTTTTACGCAAATCTTTTTGCACTAAAGAGGTTACATATTGATTGTAACCGGCAGTATCGCAGTTTACGATAGCACCGGTATTTTCATCTCGATATAGATTTGAGTGTCCTTCTACCTTTATCATCTGAGTGCAATAACTCTAAGATCTGCGAAACGAGGTGCTTGTGCCTGATTGGAACTTGACATTACAATTTTAATACCATATCCAATGAAGAGATCCAGATTATCGACTGTGAACTCATATTCTAAAAATTCTCCACCTAGACTTGCTCTTACCTTTCTATCAGGTAATCCACTATTCTTAGATGGGTCAACAACTAATAATCCTTCTGTTGTTTGTTTCAGATTATTATATCCTGGGAACAATTCATATGATTGTCCAACTTCACTAGAATCTGCCTTTATAGTCGTATATAGAACTCTGAAATCGGCATCTCCAGGTCTTTCTGCGGCAATGATAACTTTAAGTCCAGATGCGGGATTTTGGAGATTAGTTATATTTGAATAATATACTGATGCATGTGGATCGTCAAGTACAGAATTAACTCTATTGTCACCTGGATAGTTTGTTATTGGTTTGTTGATTCTATTCAGATTAAATATGGATCTTGCAGATTCTAAATCTAATATTGGAGAAAGTGCATTATTTGGATCACTGGAGTTGAAAGTAATTGCAGTTGTAAATGATTTCTTTCTTGGCATAGCAGTTAGATATTGATTCTGATTTGCCTCAGATGCAACCATTCGAACAGAATTTAAGGAATTGAGAGAATTAAGTTGAACATCCTCATATCCATTGTCATTGAAAGAAACCTCTGTACCATCAACACTTGTTGAACTTACAGTTCTAATTTTTCCAGTTACGGAAGTTGTTGATCCAGGTGTCAGAATATCATATGAAGGAATTACTGCATCATACATTAAGTTTTCTGAGGCAGTTACTTTGTCTCCACCTACTAACTTTTCATCATTGAATGAAAGTTGTGGAGCATTTGCAGTCGCACCATCGTTTATTCTACTATTTCCTTTGGTGTTTGATCTATCAATCTTAATATGATAACTATCAATATCAATTGGTGCAACTATAGATGTTGTGATTCCATTGATTCTTCTCAATGAAACTCCACCAAACTCATATTTTTCCACAACAGAATTTGAGAAATGATTGACAGGGATGGTGCCATCAATAGCTCTACCACTTGGGGAAATGCTCAGTGTTCCACTACCAATATTGTTGTATCCGATAATCTCATTTCCAATCTTAACATATCCAACATATCCTCCACCAACTGGTCTTCCTTCAAAGGTTGTAAAGTTTGAAGTGGAAGCAACACTAATCGTTGATACTTCATCAAGTGTTACTTGAGAAGTCAATACTGTTGCTGGAACATCTGATTTAATGTTATTAACTACAACTTTATTAGTAGTCGAATACATTCCGTGATTGAAGTGGTCTACCTTGAAATAATCTCCCGAGTAAACTCCACCATTTGCAGAAGCAGAAACGATATTAGTTCCCGCAGCAGAAACTATGGTAGTTGCATCACTATAGTAACTTACGGCAGCACCTACAGCAAACTCCGTTCCACTAGTATCGAACTGACCTTGTACATTTGTGAGGTACAGTGTGTCTACACCATTGATTGCAGTAATCGTTATTCTTGCATCTCTACCAGTTTGAGTTGAAGTTGTTGAAGTTTGAATGCCAACAACATCTCCAACTTTGTAACCAGTTCCAAAGTCTGGGTGGACAGTAGAATGTGCTACACCGGTAATAACTCCACTAGCGTTTGTAGTTATTCTAAGTTTGAGATTTTCCCCTTCACCAGAAATATTGT